TTACGAAGGAAGAGAGGTTCGTGGGTAAGACGACGATTCTCGGGGCGGGGTACGGCATGGGTGCGGCAAAATTCGGAGCACAGCTTAAGACGTTTGGAACTACGGTATCGGAAGCTGAGGCACGACACATTATACAAATCTATCGAGAGACGTACCCCCATATAGTAGGACTATGGAGACAAGCGCAGTTGGCGCTGGAAGCAATAAGCAAGGGCTACACAACATCTTTAGGTAAAGAAGGTGTATTAAGTTTAGTTCCAAGTGAACGTGGTATCAGGCTACCGAGTGGCTTGCTGATGCGGTATGACCAGCTTGTTGCGGTGCGGGATGAAAAGGGTATGCAGTATCAGTATAAGACCCGTTACGGTTGGAATAAAATCTACGGTGGTAAAGTTATCGAGAACGTATGTCAAGCCATCGCTCGTTGCATTATTGGTGAGCAGATGATCTGTATAGCCAAGCGTTACAACGTGGTGCTGACAGTACACGATGCGATTGCCTGTGTAGTAAAAGACGAAGAAGTATTAGAAGCCCAAGCCTACATTGAGGAGTGCATGAAGTGGACACCTGAGTGGGCGGCGGGATTACCAGTAAGTTGTGAATCAGGATATGGAAAGAGTTATGGCGATTGCTAAAGTAGATTATTCCCCAATGTATTTACACGCATTAAAGGAAATCAGGATGGCGCACGATGCCTTGGTATCAAACAAGTTTCAAGTGGCATACGAGCATTGTTTAAATGCACAGACCGAGATGCGTCTGATGACTGGCGCAGTTAGGACATGGACACAGATAGAGGAAACAGAATGAACGACCCAATAAATCATCCGAAGCATTACACCAATCACCCAAGCGGAGTAGAGTGCATTGAGATTACAGAACACATGGGGTTCAACCTAGGTAACGCACTCAAATACATTTGGCGGTGCGACCTTAAAAGAGACGCTGTTGAGGACTTGTGTAAAGCCCGTTGGTATATTGACCGTGAAATTGCTAAGAGAACAAAAAATGACTAAACCTATCTCGTGGTCGTACTCCAGCATTAAGTTGTTTGACCAATGCCCAAAAAAGTACTACCACCTGCGGGTTCTCAAAGACGTTAAAGAACCACCAACGGATGCGATCTTATACGGTAAACAGTTCCACGAGGCAGCTGAGCTATACATAAGAGATAACATCCCAATACCCCCACAGTTTGCTTTTGCCAAAAACGCATTGGATAACCTCAAGCAGTTAAAGGGTGATAAGCATTGCGAACTGGAGATGGGTTTGACTGAGAACTTAGAGCCATGTGACTTTAAAGATCCGAACGTGTGGTGGCGGGGGGTAGCCGACCTAGCCATTGTGGATGGTACAAAGGGCAGATGCCTAGATTACAAGACGGGTAAGTCTGCTAAGTATGCCGATACCGACCAGCTAGAACTGATGGCACTAGCCATGTTTAAGCACTTCCCACAGCTAACCGAGGTGCAAGGAGCCCTGTTTTTTGTTATTAGCAAGAACTTTATAAAGGACTCGTACAAGTCCGATAAACAGGATAAGATGTGGAGTAAATGGTTGGCAGAGTACAACAAGATGAAGATGGCTTATGAGAACGATGTATGGAATCCTCGCCCTTCAGGACTGTGCAAAAAACACTGCCTAGTTATGGAATGTCCGCACAATGGAAGGAACTAATAATGCCCTACGTTAATAAACCTAGACCGTACGATAAAGAGTACGATCAACAAAAAGCGAGAGGTGAACTACCTAACCGCATGGAACGTCAACGTGCCCGTCGCAAAGTAGATAAGACAGGCAAAGACGCAAACAAAAACGGCATAGCCGATAAGCGTGAAGGTAAGGATGTAGCGCACGTTAAAGCGTTGTCTAAAGGTGGTAGTAATAAACACGGTGTCCGCATTGAGTCGCCGTCAAAAAATCGTTCGTTCAAAAGAGATTCTAAAAGTAATTTAGTTTCAGAATTAAGTAAAAAAGAAAGAAAAAAGTCTTGAACTTTTCTGAAATTGTTGTAGTATAAAAGTATTCGTTTGACAAGATGCAAGCGTTAGGTATGAGTGGCAAGCATCACAGATTGACATCTGTTTAAACCGTACCAGTCGGCACCATTCCATTTCCTGTGGGGAACCGACAACCTTAGTAGAGCATAGTGGACACCACTTATGCTCTATTCCCGCATCACTGGAGAGATAGTTGCAAATAATAAATAATAAGATTCTGTTGTTAAATCTACGTAACCCTAACAAGGTCACGACTGTAATTCCAAAGAGCAAACAGCTTGAAGGGAATCAGGTCGCCGTGAACTGGGGGCTAGACGAAGCACGAGTTTTAAACAACATGCAAATAAAAAACATCCCATCACCAATTATGGGACATTACACCTGGCCTGGGTTACATAAACCATTTGACCACCAAAAAACTACTGCATCCTTTCTAACCCTGAACCCCCGTGCCTTCTGCCTTAATGAGCAGGGTACTGGTAAAACAGGCTCGGTTATATGGGCGGCTGACTACCTGATGAAGATTGGGCGAATCAAGCGGGTATTGGTTATCTGCCCCTTATCCATCATGGATTCGGCTTGGAGAGCAGACCTATTTAAGTTCGCTATGCACCGCCATGTAGACATAGCCTACGGTAGCCGTGAGAAGCGGGTACGAATCATTAACTCCGATGCCGAGTTCGTCATCATTAACTACGACGGTGTGGAGATTGTGCAGGAAGACATAGCCAACGGGGGCTTTGACCTGATTGTTATTGACGAAGCAAACGCATATAAGAACGCACAGACAACACGCTGGAAAACGTTAAACCGAATCCTCAAACCTGATACATGGCTGTGGATGCTGACGGGTACACCTGCCGCCCAGTCCCCCGTGGATGCTTATGGCTTGGCTAAACTAGTTAGCCCCAAGAACGTGCCTAAGTTTTACTCGGCTTTCAAAGACATGGTGATGTACAAGGTATCGCAGTTCAGGTGGGTAAACAGACCCAATGCCGAGAAGATTGTTCACGAAGCCCTGCAACCTGCCATACGATTCACCAAAGAAGAATGTTTAGACTTACCCGAACTAATCTACGTAACCCGTGAAGTCGAACTTACCCCACAACAGAAGAAATACTACGAATTACTACGTAAGCAGTTGGTGGTATCAGCAGTAGGCGAGCAAATTACGGCGGTAAATGCGGCGGTGGGTATGAGCAAACTCCTGCAAATATCCTGTGGAGCAGTGTATTCGGATTCGGGCGAGACCCTTGAGTTTGACATCAAGAACCGTTATAAGGTCATGCGGGAAGTGCTGGATGAAACCAAGCAGAAAGCCCTGATATTCGTACCGTTTAAAAACACCATCGAGATCCTGTCCAAGAAGCTACAAGACGACGGGTTCACAACCGCTATCATCAACGGTGACGTGCCAGCACACAGGCGAGCCGAGATTTTTAAGAACTTCCAAGAAACACCCAACCCCCGTATTCTGATTATCCAACCGCAAGCGGCGGCTCATGGAGTCACTTTAACGGCGGCTGACACGGTTATTTGGTGGGGTCCGACCCCAAGCCTAGAAACATACGCTCAAGCCAATGCAAGGGCGCATAGGGCGGGACAGAGGCATCCCGTCACGGTAGTACGATTACAGGGTTCAAATGCGGAGAAACACCTATACAAAATGCTTGACAACCGTATTGAAGATCACGTAAAGTTAGTTGAACTTTACAAGAATTTACTTGATTAAGTTAACGTTTGATAGTACAGTAGTAACACCGATAGCGAGAATAACACCAAGCCGTTATCGTTTTTAACAGGAGAGTACCATGAGTGACGAAGTAGAATCACAGGCCGCAGTGCCTTTAGAAAAACTTACCCGTATCTACATCAAGATGCGTGATAAGAAGGCAGAACTAGAAGCAGAACTCGAAAACCAAATAGGTAAATTAGAGAATGACATGGGGACTGTGAAAGCAGCCATCCTCAACCACATGAAGTCATTGGGGGTCGAGAGTTTAAGAACCGATGCAGGAACCGTGTACCGAACCGTAAGGACTAAGTACAGCACATCGGATTGGGAATCTATGGGCAAGTTCATTCTTGAACATGGTGTGCCTGAACTATTGGAAAAGCGAATTCAGCAGACCAATATGAGGGTATTTTTAGAGGAGAATCCAGACCTACTGCCGCCTGGGCTTAACTCAAACATGGAGTATTCAGTAACAATAAAAAGGAGCAAAAATGGTGGATGAAGCGTTTGTCCCGATAGAAGATGTGGCTAAGCATTTTGCCGTGTCTGTATCAACAGTCCGTTCGTGGATTCGCCAAGACTTAATCCCTGCGTTAAAACTGGGCGGTGTATATCGTTTCAAGATTAACGAAGTGGAGCAAGCCTTGCGGAAACTCAATGGTGGAGAACTAGTACGAGAAGAAGCCGACGGTAGCCTAACGGTGCAAGCACCTGCAGGATCAACCCAAATGGCTCTTAACTTTAACCCTGACGAAGATATTTAAGGAGAATTAGCATGAGTGAAATGACTCTATTTAAAGGTGGTTTACCATCGTATTTAAAAACTGCATCTGATGATGCAACCAATGCACTTGCTGGTGGTGAAAGCCTAGGCTCACGTCGTCTTAGCATTAAAGGTAGCGTGTTCCGTGAGTTTATCGGCGGCAAAGAGTACCGTGTATCGGAAGAACGTTCTATGAACGTGGTGATTATCAAAGCCGCACCAAAGGTTTCCCGTGTGTTTTATTCGGGTTCCTACGTTGAAGGCGAGACCGTATCCCCTGTGTGCTGGTCGTCTGATAGCCAACGCCCTGATGAGAAGTCCAAGGAAAAGCAGTCAGCCACTTGCTTAACTTGCCCACAGAACATCAAGGGTTCAGGTCAAGGCGATAGCCGTGCATGCCGCTATCAGCAACGCTTGGCAGTTGTGATTGACGGTGAGATTGATAAAGGCGAAGTGTATCAGCTAGTATTGCCACCAACATCTGTGTTCGGTGATGGTGAAAAAGGTAAGTTACCTTTGCAAGCATATGCTCGTCACCTCAAGAACCACGGCACACCGATTACTGGTGTTGTTACTGAGATGCGTTTTGATACAGCAAGCCCAACACCTAAGCTGATATTCAAGCCAGTGCGCCCTGTGACGGAAGAAGAATTCAACGAGATTCAAACCCTCAAGGATTCACAAGAAGCAATCAATGCGATCACAATGACCGTTGCACAGACTGATGGTGTGAAGGACAAGCCAGCCGTTAAGAACGCGTTAGCCGCACCAAAAGCTGAGAAAGTTGAAGCTGAAGAAGTTGAAGAACCGAAGAAAGCTCCCCCTAAGAAAGCCGCAGTTGCGGCAGAGCCTAAACTAGAAGACCTAGTTGGCGAATGGGATGATGCTTAAATAAACGGTTTTGGGGTGTTGAATACTTAAAGGGTGAAATAAACAACCACCTGCCCCACCTTCAAAGGTGGCTATGAACAATTTAGAATTTTTACAGCAAGTCCTCGGAGACGACGGATACTACTGCATAGTTGGGCTAAAGAAAGACTCGGACAAGCCTGTCCAAAAGTTTTTCCAACGGCTCGAAGATGCGGTCAAAGTTGCTGAAAACTTGAAGAACGAGGGCTATGATGCGTACTATGCACTAGCTACGTTCGAGGATGGAAAGTCACGTAAAACTGCAAACGTTAAACAACTTAGGTCGTTGTTCGTTGATCTTGATTGCGGGCCAGGTAAGCCATATCCAACACAGGCAGAAGCCGTTGCTGGGTTAAAAGCGTTCTGTAAAGAAACCAAGATGCCAAGACCAGCACTAGTTAACTCTGGTGGGGGTATACACGCCTATTGGCCTTTAGCCGAGCCCGTATCACGGGGGGAATGGTTGCCCCTAGCTGAGAAGCTAAAGAAGATGTGTGACGATAATGACCTGTTTGCTGACCCCGTAGTTACAGCAGACTCGGTACGAATCCTACGAGTTCCAGGAACCTCGAACTTTAAACTTGACGAAGCCCGAGACGTTGCGTTAATCGGTAGCTCATGTAGCTCATACGAGATAGACACACTAAAAGATGTTATAGGGGAACCTATATTAGTCAGACCATCCTATATCCCACGAGGAGAAATGGATGAAGTTACCAAGGCGATTCTAGGTAATTATACGAATCGGTTTAGAACTATCATGATGCGCACCAAGGATGGTGACGGATGCCAGCAGTTAAAGTATATTTATGAGAACCAAGCAACCATGTCGGAGCCGATGTGGAGAGCAGGACTATCTATTGCCAAATTTTGTATTGATGCAGAAAAAGCGATTGAGAAAATATCCGAGCATCACCCCGAATATAGCCCGATGTTTGCCGATAAAAAGGTACGTAACATCAAAGGCGGTCCTTATACATGCTTAAAGTTTGAAGAATTTAACCCAGGCGGCTGCAATGGATGCCCTCATAAAGGGGTGCTGAAGTCACCTATCGTGCTGGGTCGTGAAGTACAGGAAGCAACTGACGAAGACAATATAGTAGAAGATAGCCCAGCGGACGTAGACCAAGGGCACACACAGACATACGTTATACCAAAATACCCTGAGCCGTATTTCCGCGGCAAGAATGGTGGCATATTTAAACGCATCATCAAAGAAGAAGACGAGATTGAAGTAATGATTTACCACAACGACCTGTATGTAACACGTCGTTTATTGGACTCCGATGTCGGAGAAGCCGTAGTCGTTCGATTACACCTACCAAAAGACGGTGTTAAAGAATTTACGATACCGCTATCTGCGGTTACATCTAAAGACGAGATACGCAAATACATGTCATCGCATGGCGTAGCGGTAGTAAAGACAGACGAGATTATGTCGTACGTAACAACTTGGGTAAACCATATGCAATATAGTTCTAAAGCGGACACTGCTCGTAGACAATTCGGCTGGACTGACGATAAATGCGAAGCCTTCATTCTTGGCGACAAAGAGATTCGTGCAGACCGTGTAGACCACAACCCCCCATCTGCGGCTACCGCCCAGCTATTCTCGGCTTTTGAACACAAAGGCTCGTTGGATAGGTGGAAAGAAGCCATGGCTTTCTACAATAAGCCAGGAATGGAAGTGCATCAGTTCGTGCTGGGCTTGGCTTTTGGCTCGATATTTAGTAAGTTCACATCGGTTAACGGTGCATTACTGCACGTCTTTAGTCCTGATTCAGGTATTGGTAAGACTACTGCGCTGTATGCAGGGGCTAGTGTTTGGGGTAATCCAACCAAGATAGTCTTAAAAGAAGCAGATACTGCGGCATCCAAGATGAACCGTGCCGAGTTATACAACAACATCTTCCTGCCAATGGACGAGGTCACAAACTCTACGGCTAAAGAACTAAGCGACTTCGTATATCAGTACACGTCAGGCTCGCAAAGAAATCGTATGAGTGGGTCGTC